CGCCTAAAACGTGCGCAAATTCATGTGTTGTAGTGGCAATTAGATTCTTATCTTTATCAACTCGGCTCTTGCTTCTTATTATCATGCTCTTTGGATCGTAAAGCCTTTCAGTATAATGGTCGGTAGTGTTTCCAAAATTCATTTCCAATATAGGCCCGACCCTTGATGTAACTACGCGGCCATAATAATTTTTTGTTGTTTCAAAAATAACCTTTGGAGGGGTTTTTTGATATGCCGAAAATTTAGGTATCTCGTATTCGTTTAGCAGGGATTTTAACTGATTCAATTTTTCACTCAATTCCTTTCTCATATTTACGATAGGCACTGATACCGAATCTACCGGTATATTTTGCGTTATCCTAAATAGGCTCTTAACAATGCCCGGTGCTTCCTTGATGTTTTTCAATTCAATTTTATCTATAGGCGGCGGCGGTATTGGAAGATCAAAATTGCGCTTGGCGAAATCTTTATCCTTGGGGGCCACCTCAAAATATGGGTGCTTGGGTGAAAATATGTAACCATCTTTACCCGGATTCATTTTGAACTCGGGGGCTACATTTTCATTCAATTCTTTAGTTACTGACTTTACCCTCGCCTCTGATGAGGTCTTTACCTTCTCATACTTATCAATTTTTTCAAGGATGCAGCGACAATTAAAGTGGTTCAAGGGGCTATACTTATTCCACAGGGGATGATCTACGGGCAGGGTTATGCCATCTAACGGCCGGCATATCTCACTCGTATTTTTATCCATTACGGCCACATAGCGTAAGTAAGGGAATGTTTCTTTATCCGCTTCAATATCGTTCCATTGGTTGGCCTGTGTTGCTTGGCCTATTGCGGTATTGTATTCAGCCTTCAGCCAATCTACATTGTATTGGTCGTAAACCTTGCGTGCTTGCTCCTTGAACTCTTTAAAGTTCTTGGAATTAGCAGCCATTTGCGACATCTCCCTGCATTGTTGGTAGGTCTTGGCCCCGGAAAACAAATAAACATTGTTGCGAAGCGTGTCTAAAAGTTCATGATCGGTGCCACCAAAAGCGAAATCAGTCATATTTCCGCCATAACCGGCATATAAACCCTTCTCTAAATGCTTCCCGATAGCCAAATAAAGGTCCTCGGGTAAATCAGTAGAGGGATCAATAGACCCCTCATATACCCTCTTTAATAACTCCTCTATTTGCTTATCGGTATAGTTCATTCAAACGGGCCTTTATCTTCTTGCTCAACTTGTTTGATTCTTCTTCCCCTTCTTCCTTCTCCGCACCGGGTTTGAGAGGCTCGGGTATTTCCATCTTGCTCGTAGGAATACCGGTACGCTCTTGGAAATAGGCAGGGTCCATCTGAAGGCCGGCATTCTTCATTGTTTGGGCTATCTCTGCGGTTTTCTTGTTAGAATCATCCTCTCTCATTCGTATTTCTTCCTTCTCGGCATCGTTCTTAATCTCAAAATAATGGTCCTCGGGGATCGCAATACCCATCTCCCTCAAACGGGGCAGTAATTCGGTATTGATATTGTCGCACAGGAATCTATGGTCAATGGTTGCCACATCATCCAAAGCCTGTTGTACGGGACTTTCCTCACCTTGACCGGCTCCCAACTTACCGGGAACGCTATCAAGCGCATCGGCATGGCCTAACAGGATTTTTGATATTTTCTTCTCGCACCGGGATTCCAAAGATTCATAAATTTTGAAGCCTTGGCCATTACCCTTGGATTCCACTAAATCTAACTCATCCATCATATCCATAAGAATGTAGCCGGCTGAACCCATTTGTGCAAGGGACTGCTCAAATACGGCTCTCTCATCCTCATTGGTTTTTTGTGTCTTACCCACCCGGACCGGCATACCATACAACTCGGCTGCATCGGTATTGAATCCAAGCGTGTTGCGGCAAATAATTTCGTACATGGCTACTTTGTAGAGCAAACCATATCCTACAAGCGATACACCAATTTCAGTAGGAGTAGGTACCCATACATTCCACAGGCGGTAAGGCTCCTCTAAAAACTGCGCACCGGAAAGGGAATATACATAACTCGTTACGTTTTTACGATCGGGAGATACGTTGAAACGGCGAATAGTGGTCAGTTGGGGAAACTCATCGGCCACCAAATCCCCCAAACTAATAAGGGAATAGCCGTAAAATTGCGCATCCAAGACATAGCTGCAATACTGACTGAACCATCTTTTGCGGAATAACTTGGTCAATTTTTCATTCTCGGTCCCGGCGGCATTAACGATTCTGAAATCCTTTAAGAGGGTGAGATTCTTGCGGCGTTGCATACAGGCATCTACGTGTCCATTCAGCACTGTATCTATAAACATCCTCTGCATTCGTACACGATGGGGGTACCATGCCTGCTCTGCCTCTCCTATTGCCTCTCTCCAAGATTGAATGTCTTGGCGTATACGTTGTAGCTGAACAGGGGTTATGTAGCTGCGTAGATTCCTTTCGGGATTTTTATATTGCCTCCAATCTGACGGCCTTTGTTGTGAAAGCGGATTATCGGGTGTAGGGAATAGATAGTTCCGTACTTGCTGAAACAAATTTGCCATTAGTATGTGTTTATTTGTTTGATATTACCTCCAAAGCGGATGCGGTTGCCTTGATGGGGTTGTATTTTAGGTAAGGCCGGCGTAACATCACCATTGGCGGCCATTCGGAGCCATTTGATAGCATCGTCATAACGCTTAACGCGTAGGTCAGGGATATTCCTCGGGGCTATCCTGCTATGTACGTGGTAGAGAATAATGTCAATGATATAAAGAACCATTTGTTGGTCGCGCGTATCACCTACATTGTAGTGGTTAAAGTCCGTAGGCAATGTTCCTGCGCTGAAGATAAAAGGCGCACCGGTACCCCAATGTGCAAAGCCGTTCTGCGGATCATTAGGTGCTACATTGAGATATGGCAAATTGGCCACTACTCTATATTGCAGGGCTACATCGTGGCTCAATGCTGATGTTTGAACTTTTGCTTGGTAGGTATATCCATACCAAAATACCTCATCGCCGATATTGTAAAGTCCATTGTATTGGAAAACAGGAGCCGGAAATTTTACGTTGTAAATTTGATTGAGGCTTCCAATGTCATTCCAATAGTAAAGGTCAAAGGGACCGGGAGTAGTTACGGCGTGCATACACCTATATACGCGGCCGTTGTAGGAAACTACATCATCCTGCACATAGGTAGAACTGATGCTAAACAGGGGACCATTGACATATACCCGATCACCGGCGTTATATACTACATCGGGATTCCAAAGGTTGAGGTCCTTAAATTCATCGGTTAGGTCGTATTTTTGCGTTAGGTAACTTTTGGCTTCTGCCTCTCCTGCAAGTATCGCCCCGGAAAGTACTGATGGATCATTACCTATAATTTGCTGCAGATTTTCGGTCTGAATTGTCCTTGCTAAATCTGACGGGATAATATAAGCCATTGCATTGCTTTTACCAAAAGTAACAAATTTATATACTACAAAATCCCAAATAATTCACCAAATAAAAAAAGGGGCCGCCAAAAATGGCCTGCCCCCCTACCCGGTGTGGGATTTTGCTACTAACTAACCACAAAATTACATTGATTCCATTTTGGCTACGGCTTCATCATAGGTGTCAAAGAAAAACTCCTCCCCGTCCTCAAAAGAGGTTACTAAATACTCTACATCTCTGCCGAGCATGGAGCATATGGATATGCCATTTTCAAGGGCTATATAGACATATCCGGAATTGGGGTTGAACCCTACCTCCATGATTGAATCCCCATTGCAGCAATTTTCTGCATAGGATTGAAAACAATTAGCAAGCCCTTGGGCTTCGCAGTACTTCAGTTCATTGTCAAGGTTGTGAATTTGCATTTTGTTTAGGTTTATGGGTTTTAAATGAAACTAACGATAGTGCGGATCACGAAATAGCCAAAAGACAGGGCCAAAAATGCGTATGCGTATTTATCTGACTTGCTCATAAAAAGGGGGTTTATTTGTTTGAATTATTATACTCGTAGCCTTGGATCAATACCTTTTGGGTCCTAATCCATACGCCATCATAAAATGCCTCTAACTT